CAAAATGTTAAGAGGGAGGGTTGTTAATGCGAGAAAGTAATTATGCAGAGGATATTCGTATTGATGAAACGGTGTTGGACATTGAGTGGTTGGAACAACCTGCACTTATGTTCAAATATGCAAAACTTACCGCAGAAGCAAAACAAGCACTTGATAAGGCTAAGGATAAAGTTGACTATGTTCGCGCAGAACTTGATAGTAAAATACGACGTGATCCAAGAGAGTATGACCTGGAAAAAGTTACAGAAGGCGCAGTTATGAACACAATAATTCTTCAAGAGGAATTTATTGAAGCACAACAAGCGTATCTTGATGCTAAGTTTAATTTCGATATTGTTAGAGGTGCGGCTGAAGCTATAAGTGCTAGAAAGGATGCTCTTGAAAATATGGTTAAACTTTATGGTATGCAGTATTTTGCAGGACCTCGTGTGCCTCATGATCTAGCAGATATGCGCAAACGTAAGGCTGAAGTAAATGAAACAAAAGCGGCAAATAAAATTGCGGGTAAATTGAGGAAAAAGGAGAGAGAATAATGCGTACACATTTTTCAAGAGAAGAGCAGTCTTATTTTCGTAAGCGTATTGCTGAAATTAAAGAGGAAAAAATACTAGATATTCGTAATCAGTATAACCGTCGCTGGTTATCTTGGGACGAAAAACTACAGCTTATTGCATCAGAACAGGTTTCTTTTAAGGCTCCTTCTTTGTCAGAACTGAGAAAATATCCATATATGCAGTATTTGAGTTGTTACGATTTTTCAGAGTATGAAACTCCTATTTGTACAGACGAATTAAGTGAAAAAAGACAAAAGGATGTAGAAATGGAAGCCCGTGCATTGACGGATTTTCTTATGACAAACGAAGAGGGTTCTCGTTCTACTTTTTTACGTAAATTAGGTGAATTTGAAAGAAGGGTTTTTTAGTATGATATATAATACAATTATTGCTCTAGTAGGAATGGCAACAGTTCTCCTTATTTTTTATTTCATAGTTCCTGTTATTATCTTTTTAACGGTTAAAATGTATTGGAACGCTAAGTTCCAAGCGTTTTCTGAATCGTTTTTGGAGTCAAGTGCGAAAAGCACAACAATTCGTGATCTCATAAATCGAATAGCAAAAGACTAAGGAGGAGACAATATGAAGAAAAACAAAGGTAAGAAAGAAAGTGTATGGAAAAAGGCGGTAACTTCTAACACAGAGAAGCAGACAAAACAGGCATCAAAGCTAGGGTACTTTATGCTTCCCAAAAATGTTAAGCTGTTTAAAGAGACACCTGGTAGTAAAGTAAGATTGGATTTTCTTCCTTACATAGTAACGGACCCAAATCACCCAGATAAAGATGAAGAGAATGGCGTAGCTGTTGTAGGTTCTCAGTGGTACAAAAGGCCGTTTAGAATCCACAGAGGTATAGGTGTTAATAATGAATATGTTGTTTGTCCTACGTCTATAGGAAAGAGATGCCCTATATGCGAATACAGAGCAAAAAGACAGAAGGAAGGGGCTTCTAAAGAAGAGCTTACTGCACTTAATGCGGTACATCGTAATTTGTACATTGTTATTCCTAAAGATGTAAAAGATTTCGATGAAGTTCCTCATGTTTGGGAAATTTCGCAGTTTCTTTTTCAGGATAAGTTGAATGAGGAAATACAGGAAGATGAAGATAATGCTTGTTTCCCAGCACTTGATGAGGGGAAAACTGTAAGAATCCGTTTTACAGAAGAAACTTTTATGAAAAACAAATATGCTGCTGTAAGTAGAATTGATTTTGAAGACAGAGATGAATATCCTGAAAGTCTTCTTAAGACAGTTCCTAATCTTGATGAAGTGCTACAAATTCTTACTTATAAAGAACTTGAAGCTAAGTTTTATGAAGTTGTAACGGATGACGACGAAGAAGAAGAGGAAAAGTCAACTCCTCGAAAGAAAACAGAAATAAAATCACTTGACGAAGACGAAGACGAGGATATAGACGATGACGAAGACGATGACGAGGAAGAAGTGAAACCAGCACCAAAGAAAAAAGGTCGACCTTCTAAAAAAGTAGTTGAAGAAGACGAAGAAGAAGACGAAGAAGAAGACGAAGACGAAGACGAGGATATAGACGATGACGATGACGAGGATATAGACGAAGAAGAAGACGAAGAAGACGACGATGACGAGGAAGAAGACGAAGACGAAGACGACGAAGAAGAAGACGAAGAAGAAGTACTCCCAAAAGGTATGGTTAAGGTTAAATGCGTCGCTTGTGGAGGAACAGGCAAAAATTCTAAAGGAGGCGTTTGTTCTCCATGTAAGGGGAAAGGGTACAAGCTAGTGCCTTCAAAAAAGTTTGTTATTGAAGACGATGATGAAGAAGAAACACCCACACCTAAGAAAAGCAAAGGCAAGGAAAACAAATGTCCGTATAAACACACGTTCGGAGAGGACACAGACTCCTTTGACGACTGTAATCACTGTAAGGTGTGGCAAGCCTGCTACGATGCAAACGACGTATAAGTAACCTTTATAGGGCAGGGTCTTTTATCACCCTGCCTTTTTCTAATTATAAAAGGAGTGTTTAAATGAGAACTAAAATGGCAGACCAACGAAAA